GGCATAGACCTTCTTAATATCAAAGCTCTGTGCTCTGTTATGTGACAGTAACGCAATGGGTCTATTAACATTGCAAAACTTTTACCACCACCTGCTGCACCACCGTAAAGAACATCCTTCTCACCTGCAGCTAGAAAGTCTGTCTGTGGTCCTTCGTTGGGCATAAAAGCCACATGAGAACCAGTAGTATCTAAATGTTGTTGTATAGCATCAGGTAACTCTTTGGTATCTGATTCTGTTAAAACATTAGATGTTAAAACTTTCTCTTCTCTGTCAAGTTCTTTCTTGACTCTAGCTAAACTTCTTGTCAGCTTTTTAACTTTCTTACTTTTCTTATTAAGTTTATTCTTTGCTTGTAAAGCCAACTTAATTCCAGAAAGTTCTGAATTTTTAGGTCTACCGGGTCTAAGCCTTGGTGTCCCGTCTTTCTTTAGTATATAACTCCCATCAGGGTTTGTCAAGTACTTATTTGAATTATCTTCCATATACTTTGTCTACGTGTTTTTTCAATCCGGGTCTAGACATCTTACGTCCTGTCTCTGCCTCTAACCAATCTACTCCAATACCTAGACTAATCTCTCCATGAAAGACTGCTTCAGATACCTCTTTTAATACCTGTAACTCTTCATTTATAGGCTTTAGAAAAGAACTAGACTCTTCATCTCTTTCATATCCAAAGGGTATAGTTGAAGAGGTTCTTGTTATATAACCTTCTTTCATTATCTTTTCTTACCTTTATGTAGTCCGTGCTTAGCGTGTTGCTTACCTTTTTTGGTAGCTGCTCTTTTCTTAGCGTTAGCTGCTGCAAGTTTCTTTCTACCTGCTGCAGTTGACTTGAGCTTTGCTATTGTTTTAGCAGGTGCGTAAACTTCTCCAGTCTTGGAAGACTTCTTTCCACTGGCAGTTCTCCACTTCTGCTTAGTCCACTTAGTTAGACTTTTTTGACTTTTTGCTTTTGGCATTTGTTTTCGGTGTTAAACACTTTTTAAATAGTTTTGCGTATAGTTTGTTTAATTTGTTCATCATATCTATCATAAATTCTTTTATCCTTTTTATCATTTATATCCTCCTCCTTTAGATTTATATTGTTTTGCAAGGAGCTGGGCTTTTCGAGCAGACCATTGTCCGGGTTTACCGCCTTTGCTACCGGCTTTAATCTTCTCGAAAAGTCTCTTACGCATAGTGGGCTTGGTATAATTACCAGCCTTGTTCACGGTTGACTTCTTTTTAGTTGTCGTTTTCTTCTTTATTGGCATCTTTCTTTCCTCCAAAGATTGCATCCCAGTTATCTCTATACTGTTTAGAATGTATATCGATTCTGGGTTTAGAGCCTTTACCTCCGTGCCACGAAGGTTTATATACTCTTTCTCTAAACTTGACAGCTCCGTCAGGGCTATCACTTCCTATTTGTTTACCCATTTACCATTTAACCTTGTCAGCCCAGTATGCTGCTGACATTTTACCTTTGGCAATGTTTTTACCGTGTCTTGCTTTAAAAGACTTTCTCTTTGCTTTCATTCTAGCTGATTCACCTGCTTTAGGCTTACCAGCAGTACTAGCACCCTTCTGACCAAAACGTATAGTCTTAATCTTATCACCTACTTTAGCCACAACAATGTGTGACTTAGTCTTGTGACCCGGAGTTCTTTTAGGTTTATTAAACCCAGAGACTCCTGCTCTTTTTAATCTACTATCTTTTTCTTTGGGCATTAGTGTACCTTCCTTTCTTCTAATTGAGTATCATGTTGTAGCTCTTGAATTTCTCCTAGAACCAACAACCCATATTGTATAGCTATGCGATTAGCCTGTGCGATTGTATCAGCTTTAATGTAAGGACCTATTGCAGATCCTTCTTCATTAACATGTTCAGTTATCCAAAGTCTAGTCATAATCTGCATCTTCTGCATCTATAACTACTGGGGCTTTATCAGGCATTAGAAAGATACCTCCACTAGCCATGTTATGATTTATATCTACTTTATCTACTCTACTAACACCAACTCTATCTAATAACGTCTGTGCAGCAGTAAGTTTATTAGCTGCTTGTACTATAGGTTTTTTAGATTCCATTATCTCTACAAGTTTAAAAGCTGCTTTAGGGGCTGAGTTTGCTAATATCTCTTGAGTAAGTTCTAGTATCTCAGACTTTAAAGTCTTTACAACATGATGGTAATGTGAAGAGTAACCGGCAAGTTCTGCTGCTTTCTTAGCATCACCACTAGTATTAACTAGGTGCTCTAGAAAAGACTTCTGCTTATCCGTTAATTCTCTTTTAGTTGTTGTGTTATCTACACTGGGTAATATAGCCATGCATCTAGTATACACATCTATTTGAAAGTTGTCAAGTTTTTTAAAGGGCTTGACAAAAGTGAATTACGATGCTATAATAACATAGTGCCCTCCCGGGTCAACATATACCAATAATATCCCTCATCAAAACAAGCGACTCCCTAGTAGAGAGGATTTCTTGTGGGCGAAATAAATACCTTTAAAGTCTTTAAAGATTTTAGAGTTTTAGTGTCGGGGCGTTAACTAGTTCTGGTTAATGACCATTATCCTTGAAAATGTATAATCATGCTATAGATATATAGGGTAGAGGGTATGGTCTCCTGCCCACCCCTGAATAGATTTAAGATTGCATAACTTCAGACCTCTGTAGTTCTCTCTAGCTTGAAAGGCTTCGGAGTTCCTCAAGCTATTCAGTAGATATAAAGTATCAAGAATCTTTTGTCTTTACCTTGAAGGCTTCTGAGTAACTTTAAAACTCAATAGGCTTTAGCACCTTGAAGCCTTTCATGTTGCTTTCTCAGTGCAATTCATCTTATCTATATAGCAAACTTTATACTGCTTGACACTCTCTGCAGAGGTCTTGTCTGTCTTTATCAAAGCACTCAAAGTATTTTCATATTGTACATTGATGTAATGGATATAAATACTTGGGAATCTTTTGTGGTTAATGTAGCATTACTGTCTATCCCTAAAGCTTACTTAGTATTAAAGCCTCTAAGGTAACTTTTGTTGAGAAACAATTCTAAAGTCTCGTGAAAAGCCTATCAAAAGTCATATGTCATCTCCTATTTAAGCTGGTTTACGATATTATAAAGATTTTAAAGTGACAAATGTTTACACATTATCTCGAAGACTCGATAATCTATAAAACTTTTACTGCGTAAAACTCAAGCATTTGCAACTCTAAAATCTAATAATCTCTGCAAACCATATAGGAGATAAATATGATTTTAATAACCTTTTCAAATAACGAGACTTTAGAATTTAATACAGTTTCTCAGGCAAAAGATTACAGCTTAGCTTTAATACTAAGTGGAATCCAAGCTTTAGGAATAGTCAGTAATAATACTGATGACCTTAACCACTTGCAAGATTATTTTGCAAGTATTTATAAATCCATTACTTAAAGGAGTACAATATGGAAAATACATTTGATATAAATAGCTTTGATAAAGATAGAACTACAAGCCCTGCTTCGTTCAAACAATGCCAAGCAGTAGCTTATAAGTTTGCTAAGAAAGGAGATAAGATGAATTGGAAGCTTCAAAAGCAAATTCAAGGCTGTCTTTATGGATTAGCTAAAGATGATAGATTGAATTTTAAGAAAGCTCATACGCTTCTTCAAGGTAAGAGTCTTCCTAAAGTTTATCTTGATAAGATAGATTTATATCTAAAAGAGAATAGCTAATTCTCGGAACTCTCTCGCCTTACAAGCTAGAGAGTTTTTTTATGTCTTCAGTTATACTTTATCTTAAATCTAATCTATACTAATGAGGAATGCTTTTTATGAGGGCAGTTGACCACACCAAAGAAGTAAGTAAGTTTAATTAAGTTTAAATTTAAGACTCGAGTTTTAAGTTTGTCGGTTGGTTGAGGGAGTATTTAAACTGGTCGGTTGGTTGAGGGAGTATTTAAGCTTAATAACCTGTGGATAACCTTAAAATCTTTATGTATATCTTGTTAATTACTTGTGGATAAGTATAGATTATCTGTGGATAAACTGTTAATTTAAATTTAAACTTTAAGATTATTTTACGGATATATTTAATTTTTTGATATCTTAAAATTATAAGTATATCTTAAGTTTGTTAAGACGCTTGACATCCTCAGACCCAAAAGCTATGATGGTGGTCGGTCAGCAGGGAACAACCCCGCTTACTTTAAAGATTAATAGGAGATACAAATGGTAAAATTTAATAGCCTTCAAAAAGCTGAACGATATATCAATGAGTTAGGATATGTTTTCAAAGTAAGAAACTCTATTAAAGAAGATAGGTCTGTAATATATAGACATAAGTTTAGTAAAAGTAAACATGTGTTTCTTAAATCCAACTATGACTTTTTGAGTAGTGGTAGTATGGAAATGGGTACAGTTTGGACGATTGAGCAATTTTAAAATTATAAATATATCTTAAGTTTGTTAAAACGCTTGACATCTGCTCGGCAAAACGCTATAATTTGTCGGTCAGCAACACACAGAGTCTTCTAAGGCTCTAAACATAAGGAGAAATTATGGATAATTTAGAACATGAAAACATTGTAGATTTTATTGAATCTCTATTAGCTTTAGAAGAAGCTGATAAAGAAGTAGAAGAATTTATTAACCCAACAACTTAAAGGAAATAATTATGAAAGAAGACTTATTTGAATATACTATTGTTTATACTTTTAAAGATGCAAGAATTAAATACTTTACAACTTCTTATTGCAAGAAAGAATCTGATGCAATCATAGAATTTTTTACTTGTGTTGATGCTGAATCTATTATAGACTACGCTGTTGTTGAAGTAGAAAAAAGTTGCTAAATTAATTTACAGCAAATAATAAAACTTATAGGACACTAAGCTAAAGAGGTGCTACAACTAAAGCACATATAATAATATCGCTTAGTCTCTAGGGAGCTACTGTTATACAGATGAAATACAAAATAAATCTCGGCAACAGTCCTAAAAGAGTGTGGGTATCACTTAGAAAAACTACCCACCTTAATTTTAACTAAAACATGGAGATAAAAGTATGAAATTATTTATACAAAAATGGCTTGGTATAACAAATATCAACAAAAGAACTTTAGAACTTGAACGTAAAGACTATGAAGTCTGTACTTTCGGAGTTAGTCTAAACGAGTTAGATGATAGATTAACAAATCTTGAAGATGATTTTGATTGGAAAGTTGACGATAAAATTGATGATGCAATTTATGATGTCAAAGAAAACATTGAAAGTGATTATGAATCCCACATAAGCAATGAGATTGAAGATTTAAAACAAGGATTCACAGTAGAAATACAAGCTAAACTAAAGGAGATAGTATAATGAGTAAAATAGTATATGGAAAAAGAGATACAAAAACTGTTGTGTCAATAGAACATGCACCACAAAGTATTCAAACACTTTGGAATCAAGCAAACTCTTTAGGAGTTAATATTGTTAGAGTTAGGGCTAACAAAGAAAGATATGAGACTACTACAGGAGATACTTTTGAGGGTTATCATTCAGGTAAAGTATCAGTGTATAATCAAAAGTCTAAGCC